GTTTTTTAATTTTTTGTAATACTTCAAAAAAATCTCGTTCAAGTTGTTCAATATCTTCTTTTTCATTAACTTCACCACAACATCTATTATTCAATTCATTTAACTCTTCCATGTCAATAGCATTGACCTTTACATTTTCTGAAGCATCTTCATATAAGAAGCCAGATTTTCCGCAGAGATTTTCATTACTTCGACAATGTATAGCAAAATTATAAAGAGTGACTTCATTGCTTTTAACGTAACATGTATCTTTAAACATTTTACATAACCCTAATTCATCGTTGCCTTTTTTATTTGGCATAAACCATTTGCACGAAGCGCATGAGGGCTCATACGCAAATAAACAAGATATGATTGAAAATAAGACTAGATATGATAACATTATTGTATAATTAATATTAATTTATATCTTTAAATATATTTAAATATATATAATAGTTATAACATAAAAAATAAAAAGTTTTGTAAAAATATAAATGTCAGAATTAAAGGTTCCAAAACGTGTTTTTATTGTTCCATATAGAAATCGTGTCCAACATAAATTCTTTTTTAGCAAATACATGAGTTTTATTTTAGAAAATTGCGATGATTATGAAATATATTTCTCTCATCAATGTGATGCTAGAACTTTTAACAGAGGCGCAACAAAAAATATAGGGTTTTTAGCTATTAAGAACAAATATCCCGACCATTATAAAAATATAACATTTATTTTTAATGATGTTGATACCATTCCATTTAATAAAATTTTTGATTATGAAACTACTCATGGCGTTGTGAAACATTATTATGGATTTAAATATGCTTTAGGCGGTATAGTTGTAATGAAAGGTTCAGACTTTGAAATGACAAATGGGTTTCCTTGTTTTTGGGGATGGGGTATGGAAGATAATACGCTTCAAAAAAGATGCGAAGGGCGTGGTTTAACGATTGATAGGAGCGTTTTTTATAATATTGGTAGTCCAGAAATTTTACAATTGTTTGATGGTATATCAAGAATTATAAGCAAAAAAGACCCTTGGAGAGGTGAAAATGATAATGGTATTGATGGGTTAAGAACAATTCATCAATTAAAATATACAGTTGATGAAATTTCTGAAAACCCTAACGACAATATTTTTTCAATAAACAATAACAAGATTTTTTTCATAAATATTTCTACCTTTTTGACATATATACCATTTGGAACAGAAGAGTATTACAGTTATGATTTAAGAGAACCTAAAAGAAAAATAATTAATCCAGATAAAATTAGAGAAACAAAAAAAACGGTTATATCAACAAATGATTGGTCAAATATTCCTTATTATCCAACAACAAGAGAGAAAAGAGAAAATGTAGCAAAATATCTAACCTCAATGGGAAAATCAGTCCCTGAAACATTAATTAGGCAAATAGAAGAGGATAAAAAAAACGAAATTGAACAAGATACTTTTAATAACTTTAATACAATTAATCGCGCTCAAGAAACATCAGTTGTTAATAAAAATATACATTATATTCCATCACCAATTAATCATAATATTAATCAAATACCAATTCAAAATATAAAACAACCACCCGCACCTCCTCATAAATATTCGCAACAATACGCTGCTTATGTGGGCGCACAACCTAGAGCTCAGGCAAGCGCACGTATTAAATTAGGGGGCGTTTTTTAATGTTTAATCCAGACATAAATCATTTCATTATAGTCATTTTGTCTTTGTGATTTTTTATAATGGTATATATCATTTGCTACACCAAATAATTTAATTAATACATTTTCATACACTTCTTTACATACATTTATTATGTAAATTCCATCTTTTTTTAATCCATTATACGTTTTAGTAAATAATGGAATGTAGAAATTATTATCCATGTCATTTTTAGAACTATATTCAACATTGTTTTCGTATTTTTGTATAAAATAATAGGGAGGCGATGTAAATACAAAATCGTAATCAAGACAACTGTAATTTACATTTAAAGCATTTTCAAAAATCATATCAATTTTTGTATGGGATTTTTGTTCAAGATAAGATATAAGATTTGAATAAGGTATTTTTAAACTGGTATTAATTTCAATGCCAATATATTTTTTTATGTTTAAAGCAGAAGCTGCCACAGCCGCACCTCCCCATCCAGCACAAAAATCTAATATGGTGGTTGGCTTATATTTTGAATAAATTTCCATATACACTAATGGTCTTATTATATTGATTGCGCTGATACAAATATTATATACTTCTTTATAAACAGTATATTCATTTTTCTTTTGGTTTTTATTTTTAACATTTTTGTAATATGTAAGCATTGTCTGAATAAATTTTTTCTTTTTGAATTCGTCAATATTTACAATAAAATCAAAAAAATTAATATCATATTTTCCTTTAGTTTCAAGACGTTGTGTAAATGTAAAATAATCAACTACATTGTTACCAATTCTTGACCTAGATGACATAATATATGCTTTATCTCCTATTTCAATCAATTTATTCATTTCTCTCTCAACATCATTCATATGTATATTTTTTACTTGTTTAGATATAATTTCCTTTTCTGTATTAGAAAAACTATTAGTAATCATTTAATAATGTTTGAGAGAAAATATTTTATGAAACAATTTAAATTTAAATACTTTAATATTATAAATTTAAATGAAAAATATTTGTGATATAAATCATACTTTTTATATTAATCTACTTGAAAGACAAGATAGAAAAGAACATGTTGAAGGAGAGCTAAAAACATTAGGAATTACAGGAGAAAGATTTAATGCTATTAAATTACCAAACGGAGCCCTTGGTTGTAGTATGAGTCATTTAAAATGTCTAGAAATTGCGAAAGAAAAGAAATGGTCGCATGTGTTAATTATTGAAGATGACATTAAATTTTTAAACCATGAATTATTTAAAAAACAATTAAATGCCTTTTTATCAAATCATAGTGATTGGGATGTTGTTATAATTGGTGGAAATAATGTTCCGCCATATGAAAAAATCGATGATACGTGTGTAAAAGTAAATAGTTGTCAAACAACAACTGGTTATTTAGTAAATGGACATTATTTTGACACGTTAATCGATAATTTTAGGACAGGTATTAAAAAACTTATGGAGGCACCACATCTTCGTATTTTATATGCGATTGATAAATATTGGTTTCAACTTCAACAAAAAGACAAATGGTATTTAATAATACCTTTAACCGTAACACAAAGACAAGATTATAGTGACATTGAAAAAATACAGACAAATTATACAAAGGCTATGATTGATTTAGATAAAAAAGATTTCATGGAACGCATTAGAAAATCGCAAAATCTAAAAAAATGAAGACCATATCCATTATACCACACTGACTATCTAAATTTTATTTTCTTTAACTAATTTTGGAAAATCGCTTAACTCAATGTCTGTAAAATAATTATTTGTAGATATATTTAGTATATTGGTTTTGTAACATTCATCTAAATTAAACCCTATAGCATAATCTTCCAAATATTCACAGTGTATTTTTTCTCTTTTGTTAATTAAGTTTGAAATAGCACTCTTAGAGAGAAAATAAAACCTACCACTACAGTATTTGGTAACATATAAAGGTAGTTTTTTTGGTAATTCTGGATGAATTCGATGATATTCTGATAAATAAGGCTGTTTTACATCAACAATGTATCCACCATAATGTGGTTTTGGACTCATATTTGGTATTATCTTAATAATATTATCGAAAAATTTAGGTTTGACTAATATTTGGTCATCATCCGTTTTAAATATATATTTAAAACTAAAGGTATAATATACCGCTTAATAGGCAGCAATTACTTTTTTTGGAAGCGAATTATAATCATCTGGAACATTTACATACAATATTTCATTTTCATTGTCAAATTTAAACTTTGAATCTAATTCTTCATTACCAATTACATGATAATATTTTAAAGAAAGAGGAATGGATTGTAACCAAGTATTTTTTTGAAAAAGTGCCTTTTGTCTGTATTTTTTACAGTTCATAATGAGCATTATAAAATCCTCTTCAATCATATACATTTATTTTAGATATGTTTTAAATAATTATAATAAATATAGTTTAAAATATTATCCTATATTATATAATGTTAATTACATTTGATAATATTAATAAAATTTTATTAGAAAAAAATATAAATATTTCTGGGGCTTTTCACATAGGGGCTCACGAGTGCGAAGAATTAGCATTTTATCAACGTTTAGCTCTTACAAATGAAGATATAATATGGATAGACGCAATAAATTCAAAGGTTATTGAAGCAACAAATAGAGGTATTCCAAATGTATATAACGCTGTAATAACAGATAAAGATGACGAAGAAATTTCATTTAATGTATCAAATAACGTTCAATCATCCAGTGTATTAGAATTTGGCACACATTCACAAGAACATCCTTGGGTAGTGTATGTAAATAAAATACAGCAACAAAGTATTACAATTGATACTTTTTTTGAAAGAAATAATATTGATGCTTCTAAATATAACTTTTGGAATTTCGATATCCAAGGCGCTGAACTAATGGCATTAAAAGGCTCTACTAAATCTATACAATACGCAAAAGCTATTTATCTTGAAGTTAATGAAAAGGAATTATATAAAAATTGTGGATTAATTAATGACATTGATGTATTTTTATCAAAATACAATTTTAAACGTGTTTTGACTAATATGACAAAACATGGTTGGGGTGATGCGTTATACATTATAGATGTATAAATTATAGGTGTAATATATTATATTATGATATTATATGATATATGTATATGGTGATAGCCATGGGCATTTCAGTTTTAATAATTTAGAGTTGCCTTATAAAGATTATCATAAGTCATCCATAACAATGTTTCGTATTGGAAGGGACAATACTATTATAAATTTCAATAAGAATGAAGTAACTACAAAGGATTTAGTTTGTTTAGTATATGGCGAAGTTGATTGTAGATGTCATATACAAAGACAAATAAATAATGGAAGAAATGAAGATGATGTAATTAATGAATTAGTAAATAATTATTTTAGAACAATTAAAAACAATGTAAATGACAATGTAAAAGTTATTATTGTTGGAGTAATACCACCAACTAAACAAAATGACTATGAAAGAATACATGGACCAATATTACATGAATTTCCGTTTATAGGAAAAGATGAAGAACGAGTTAGATATACACAAAAGGTAAATATATTATGTGAAGAATTATCCAAAAGCAATGGATATATTTATTTCAATCCGTATTCTTATTATACGAGAGAAGATGGAACATTAAAATATGAGTTGTCTGATTCAATTGTTCATTTAGGTGATAATAATTTTTTCTTAAAAAGTTTTACTGATTTATATAACAAAATCTAAAATTAATATTTATTTTAATAAACAACATAAATTATATAAATAAATAAATTATATAATATAAAATGATGATAACTTTTTCTAGTTGTTTTTACATTATTAAATCTAAGTTTGAATCAGATGTTTATATTAAATGGATGAATAATTTTATATCTATTGTAAATAATTTCAATTTAGTAATTTATACAGATGAATCAAGTAAAGAATATATAGATATAAAAAATAATCCAAACATTAAAATAATATTAAAACCAATTGAACGTTTTTATAATTACAAATACAAAGATTATTGGATAAAAAATCACGAAATAAATACTCTTTTAAATGATAAATCATGTTGGGAACTAAACATGTTGTGGTCTGAAAAAATTTGCTTTGTTAATGAAACTATTCAAAATAAATATTTTGATACAGAATTTTATGGATGGTGCGACATTGGTTATTTTCGAAATAGACCAGAAGATTTAAATACAACAGAGCTTACAAATTGGCCAAATAATGAAAAAGTATTGATGTTAGATAAAAACAAAGTATTTTACGCTTGTATTAACAATAATGATGGATATATGAATTATTTGTATTCCTTAGTTAATAACAAAAATAGCAAAGGGTTGCCTCAAGAACCAATCCCACCTTATCAAAATTCAATAGCTGGAGGGTTTTTTATTATACATAAAAATAAAATAGATTGGTGGAAAAAAATATACGACACCAAATTAAAACTTTATTTTAAAAATAATTATTTAGTGAAAGATGATCAAATAATATTGGTCGATTGTGTTCTCTCAAATATATCACAATTTACCTTATTTAGAGAAGCAAATATAAATTTTGACAACTGGTTTATGTTTCAAAGAATTTTAAACTAATTTTAGTTTGATTTTTTTATACTTTTTCTTAAAGTATAAAATGATTAGTATTTTAATTCCAATATATAATGGAATCGAATTTATAGATGAGTCTGTAAGTTCTGTTTTAAATCAAACATATGACAAATGGGAATTAATTATCGGTATAAATGGACATCATGAAAATTCTGATATATATAAGAAAGCTAAAGAATATGAAAATAAATGTGAATTAGGTAAGATAAAAGTGTTTGATTTATATAAAATAAAGGGAAAATCTAATGCTTTAAATGAAATGGTATTACATTCTTCTTATGAATATGTTGCTATACTAGATGTAGATGATATTTGGCATGAAAGAAAACTAGAACTGCAATCTAAATATTTAAATAAATATGATGTTATTGGAAGCAAATGTATATGGTTTGGAGAGAGAAATGGAATAGTTCCAAAAATTCCAGAAGAAGACATTAGTGACTTTGACTTTAAACTGGTAAATCCTGTTATAAATTCAAGTGCTATTATTAAAAAAGATTTATGTTATTGGGATACTTCATATGATGGTATAGAAGATTATGACTTATGGTTGCGCCTTAGAAAATCCAAATGTTCGTTTTATAATTTGCGACAAATACTAGTAAAACATCGAATACATAATTCGTCAGCATTTAACTCAAAAGGTAATCATTTAAGGGTTGCTGAATTATTACAAAAATATTAAACATTAAACGTCAATTTTAACCCATTCTAAAGGACATAAATCTTTTGTATCCTTGTTTGCTACTTCACCAAACCATACTGAAGGGTAACACACAATTTTGTCTTTATGGTAATTAAAATATGCCGACCACCAACTAAAAGAGCTGTTTGCTATTATATTATGATGACAACAACTCATAAGAAGCATTTGTTCCCAGTCATCAATATTATTAAACCCTCTTACAAATTTATATTCTGGAAAAACAATAGCCAATCTATTTATTGTAATTAAAACATCCTGGATATCATCATTTTCACAAAAGTATAATATATTAAAATTAGCAAACCCAGTTTTATGTTTTATATATGTTAATGCTCTTTTATAATAATCATATGTTACCAATGGATGATATTCTTGAAAGTTTTTATAATCTCCTATTCTAAAATGAATGCTAACTGTGTTGTATAAAGATTCATTTGATAAATGTAGTTTTTTAATTAATTCAATTTTCATTTTTTCTAACCCAATGACCCTACATATAACATCATATTGATTTTGAAAATATTTATAACTTTGAAAGTATCCGTTAATAACAATATTTTTATTAATAAAAATTGGCAATGGTATATTGTTATATGTAAAATCTTTTTCATTAATTACAATACTGTTTTCAGGCAATTCGTTAACTAAAAATATTCTCAAATTTGCGAAAAAAGTATTCCAAAATGTATATCTTACCGTTGTTGTTCCTTCGCCTAATTGCGACAAATTTAAAAATTTAAATTGGTTTCTTGTTTGTATAGCATAAGAAATAGTTGTGAAAATTTGAAAAATCTGGTTTCCAAGACCACCCATTAAATTACATGAAATCATTTTACTATGTAATATTTGTAGTTTTTTAAGTTATTATTATTGAAATACCATTTGAATAATTATAATTATTTATTAAAAATCCTCGCTGAATTCGAATGCTTCATCAGTATTAGATTTATTTGCTAATGAGTATTCGCCAATTTTACGCTCAAACATATTTGTTTTTCCCTCAAGACTAATCAGTTCCATAAAATCAAATGGGTTAGACACTCCATAAATCTTTTTATATCCAAGTTGAACACTCAAACGATCAGCACAAAATTGAATGTATTGAGTCATCATATCTGAATTCATTCCAATCAAACGGCAAGGCAGTGCTTCACAAATAAACTCAATTTCTATTTCAACAGCTTCTTTAATAATTTCATGAATGCGTGTCTTATCAATTTTCTTAAACAATTTATTATATAAAAGAATCGCAAATTCACAGTGAAGTGCTTCATCTCGTGAAATTAACTCGTTTGAAAATGTTAGACCAGGCATAAGACCACGTTTCTTCAACCAATATATGCTACAAAATGCGCCACTAAAAAAAATACCTTCTACACAAGCAAACGCAACTAACCTAGTAGCAAAACTGCTTCGATTATCATGAATCCATTTTTGAGCCCAATCGGATTTTTTTTTAATACATGTGAAATTTTCAATAGCATTAAAGAGCTTGTCTTTTTCCATTTTATCTTTAATGTATGTTTCAATAAGAAGCGAGTACGTTTCACTGTGAATATTTTCCATCGCAATTTGGAACCCATAAAATGCTCTGGCTTCAGAAACTTGCACGTCAGACATGAAACGAGATGCCAGGTTCTCCAAAACAATTCCATCACTAGCAGCAAAAAAAGCTAAAATCATTGAAATAAAATATTTTTCGTTATGATGAAGGCTCTCCCAATGAGATAAATCCTTTGTTAAATCAATTTCTTCAGCTCTCCAAAAACAATCGACTTGTTTTTTATACATTTGCCATATGTCGTCATATTTTATTGGAAACATTACAAATCTATTATCGTCAGCAGCTAATAAAGGTTCAGTTTGTGTTTTCGACATCCTAAATAATATATTGTAAAGATTTTAAATTTATTTATAAAATAATATAATAGTTGTTTATTTTAAGAATGGAATTAGTTACTTATAAAATCAACATGTCTTTAGCAGAGAAGGACGAACGATTTATTAAAATACAAGATTTAATAGAGCAAAAGAGAAAAATGTTA